GTTACCATAGATCCTAGCGTTACCATAGATCCTAGCGTTACCAGAGACCCAAGCGTTACCAGAGACCTCAGCGTTACCAGAGACCTCAGCGTTACCAGAGACCCAAGCGTTACCAGAGACCAAAGCGTTACCATAGATCCTAGCGTTACCATAGATCCTAGCGTTACCAGAGACCCAAGCGTTACCAGAGGAGCTTAGGTTGTCCTCTTTCTCTACATACCCACCTATTTCACCTTCTTCAACACTTCCAAAACTGATTAGGGCTTTAATTCTAAATAGTCTGATTCCAAAAATGGTAATCGTGTCATCTAGTAATAATTCAAATTTTTTATTCATCTTACTTTCTCCTTTGGTTCGTATTGCATTTTATTCTCCCTCGTGTTATACTTTAGATAAATAGTTTTTTAGAAGCCTAGCCGCTTCGCAAGTGCCTTGTCTGATTCCATTTCAGCAAGGCTTATTTTTTTAGCTCGATAGCGATTTAGTTGCTTCCATCTCCAGAACTTACGAAAGCCCTCATAATCTATAAACACTAGCTTGTGCGTCGGATTAAAAACGTATTGTTCAAACTCTGGATTCTCTCGCATTTCCTTTGCGAATTGCTTTGCTGTTCCTGGAGTCAAACCCTCCCAGATTTGACAAAGATGCTCATAGTCGCCAGCTACCGCTTTTTCGGATTGATTAGCTGGCCTGTAAACTAATTCAGCTTTTGGCATGGATTTACCTCTCTTTCTGTGTTATAATTTAGTTAGTTAATTTGGTAAGCGCCTGACTTTCGTTAGGTGCTTTTTGCTATAATAAACTTATCCCAACGAAAGGAGGATAAGTTATGAGTTTTAATCAAACTCTCGCTGATAAAATTCTTGAGTTTGCTGCGCTTGAACCAACTATCCCAGTAGGTGCAGGGCATGACTTTCGAGCTTCAGAATTTGAAGAAGATGATTTCAAAGATACTGCCAAGCAACTGATCTCATCTGGTCAAATTACTGGTCTACTCAAAGAAGATTACAGCGGTCTATTCATTGAGTTCAGACAGTAATGTTTGAACCCCTGCAATTGCCATCATCTCATCTACATCAATAACATCTGGTGTAAATGTGACGGTGGCTTTTGGTTTTTTGTCTGCTGACATTTCTAACTTAAAATCAGTAACACCACGCCCTAATTCCCAGTCATTGATTTTTACTGAATATCCTGAAGACCTTAGACATTGACCCTCAGTAGGTTCGTATTTAGGTTTGATACTTAGTTTTAACCGTTTCATAACTTTTCCTTTCTAAATTTGGTATAATAAAATAAAAACGATTGGGGAAATCTTATGTTGATGAAAGCGAAATATGGTGATTGGGGCAACGCTGAAGTAAATGTTACCGTAACAGATATTTGCCCTAATTGCGGTAGAGGGATAGAGCCCATTTTGAAAGATTCATCATTTTACAAAGATGAAGAAAAACACATCTTGTTTCTAACTTTATTTTGTAATTCTTGTAAGTATGCTTGGGTAGATTCTTATAATTATCTATCTGGTTACGGGGATGTCTATCCACGCAACCTACATCACTACAAAGAAATACCATCTGAGTTTCCTAAAGAAATTTATAAGCTTTCTCCTCAAGGTGTTGAGACGTATATTCAGTCTTTGCAAGCCGAGGTAGACGGTTACGACACTTTAGTTGGTATCGGCCTTAGAAAATCGCTTGAGTTTATCATTAAGGACTTCTTAATCCAAAAATTCCCTGAAAAGGCAGATGAGATTAAGAAAAAATTGTTAGGCCAAGTCATTATAGATTATATTGATGATCCAATTTTACAAAAGCTTGCTCAGGCCACTTCGTGGATTGGTAATGATGAAACTCACTACGTCCGAAGACACACAGATAAAGATTTACAAGATTTAAAAAAATTTTTAAATGCTACCATTCGCTATATCGAATATCAGCTAACTATTATGGATGCTCAGAATCTTGTAGATCCTCTTTAGTCAATTTAAATTCCAACTCATCCAACTTTTCAGCAATATATGTCACAGTCCTCAGTATTTCATTGAGGGCTGTTCTTTCTAGTTCGTTCATATTCCTCTCCTCCTCTTCAAATTTTCGTAAAAAGCAATACGATATAATCTGCGTTCAAAATATAGCTTTTCCCTTTTTCAGTGACCTTCACTAAGTTCTGATCAGGGAAGAGCTTTTTGATTCGTTCTGGTACGTCATGGATATGACATTCGCCAAAATTGATTTCCGAATCTATAGTAGTGATCCCTTCAACTTTCACTCGCATTTCTCCTTTCTATATGATTTTAAATCATATGAATTTCAAAAAATTAAGCACCTAATAGGTCGCTAGCTGTTGTGTTTAAGACTTTGCAAAGTTTCAAAAGATGTTCGCCTCTAATAGCTGTGATATCTTTCTCCCACGCTCCGATGGTTTGAGTAGTTACCCCAACCGCTTTAGCTAAATCACTCTGCCTCATCTTATTGTGTTTTGCTCGCAATTCTGCGATGGTCACTTTTGGCTCTCCCATTTGGCATCTCCTTTCTATATGATTTTAAATCATTTTTGTGATTTATGAATTAAGTATATCATGATTTAAAATCATAGTCAATAGTCTTTTTGATTTTTTTTCATATTTTTTTAAAATTCTTTTTATTTCTCTTGATTTTAAATCATTTATACTATATAATGTAATTGTAAAAATGAGGAGCAAAATAATCATGGTTAAAAAGGAAACACACCCAGAAATTGGGGAAAGAATCAGGAATCTTCGTGAACTGAAAAACATAGATCAAATGTCATTAGCAGAAATGCTTGGATATAAATCTCAAAGCACTATTTCCAAATGGGAAAGCGGGACGAACTTGCCAACTGGTAAGAAATTAATGGAGTTGGCTAAAATTTTAGGTGTGTCAACCAATGAGATTTTGGGTATGAGCGACGAGCCATACACCGAAACAGATTTACGTAAAATGGCGGAAAACGCAAAAACATTTGATGGGAAGCCGTTGAATGAGGACGATATCCAAGCAATCCAAAATATTATTGAAATATATCTTAAGGGAAGATTATGACTATAGAAGAAATTTGCGACAAGCACGGTGTCCAAGTTGCTTATTTTGATAAAGAATTATGGCATAGGCACGGTGTTTATATCGATGAGATAAAAATAGTATTTGTAAATAAGGCTTTATCAGGAGAGGCTCAGAATCGGGTTATACTGCACGAGCTGGGTCACTTGAGCCATTCTAGTACGGAATATACCATCAACCCGATAAAGTGCGAGAACGAAGCCAATAGGAGCATGATTCACGCTCTACTGGAAGAAGAATTAAAAGGAATAGAAAAAGAAGATTTTAATTATCTAAGTTTTATGGAACGGCATAAATTAAAAACGACCACAGACGAGCTGATGGTCATTGATGAATTTTATAGATTAGTGGGATAAAGGAGATTTATTATGAAAAAGATTACATTGGTCAGCATTGTTACGCTAGCGCTATTTTTAGGGGGATGCGCTCAGCAAGAATCAAAAAGCGAACCAAGTCAAGAGCAAGGCACAGAACAAGTCTCATCATCGAGCGAAGTATCCACTCCTTCAGCTTCAACTACTGATGTTTTACAAGGGCGCTCTGCTTATGATGTTTATGTAGAAAATTTCAAAGCGTGGGTACATGATGCCGACCCTACCGCGACTGTCACTTCAACTGAAAAAGATATGGCAATCACTCTTGCAGTGACTCTAACTGATGAGCAGATTAAAAAAGTGCAACCTATGGTAGATGGTATGCTTAAGATCAAACAAGCAGGTGAGAAAGAACTTAGAAAATACGATCCTAACTTCAAAGCTCCGAACCTTATCGTTTTAGATGCTAGTGCGAAAGTTATTGCGCAAGAGCAAGACGGAAAAATGGTTTTAGATAAATAAAAAAATCCCCACGCTCGCCTTCGCCAAAAATTGAGTGTGAGGAAATCGTGTATAAGAAACAACCATTCAAAGGGTCGTTTTCTTGTACCCATTATATCAAAAATGAGGAGAAAATACAATGTGGATTGAGGAATTACCAAACGGGAAATATAAATTCTTTGAAAGATACAAAGACCCGTATACCGAAAAATGGAAGAGGGTATCTGTCACTCTCGAATCTGGTTCTAACCGTGCGAAGAAAGAAGCTCAGAAATTACTTGATGAGAAGATGGCGAAGAAAGAAATCAATGTATTACAGAGCGATATAACGTTTGGTGAATTGTATATTCAATGGTTTGAGAGATACAAGAAGAAAAATAAGCGATCAAGCTGGATAAAAATTCCTCCTATGATGCATCATATCTACAAAATCATATCTTCGGACATATTAGTAAGGAACATTGATGAAGCTCTTGTCCGACAAATCGTAGATGAAATGTACACATTCGGAGATTATTCCCTAAATTATACCAAGCAAACAAGAACAGTGTTATCTATGCTGCTTAATCACGCAGTGGAGCTAAAAATAATAAGCAATAACCCTGTCGCAAGCGTTCGATTAGAGCCAAAAAAGGTAGAAGAAGAAAAGAAAAAGCGTCTAATCGAAGACAAATATTTAGAAAAAGAAGAGATAGATTTACTCATAAAACACCTTTATTCAAAGCCTCGGAAGGTTATGCACGCCAGAATTTGCGAATTCCTCAGCCTGACTGGTTTGAGATATGGAGAGTTACAAGCTTTGTTAAAAAAAGATTATTCTGACGGAGCAATACGAGTAAACGGGACTTTGGATTATACCAGCGTGAGGCTTGAAGATGCAGAAATCACGACTCCGAAGAATTTCTACTCGAACAGAACCGTTTCTTTACCAGAGAGAGCCATAGAGATTTTAGATGAAGTTATTATGGAGAATCAAGTTTTAATTCCAGGTTATGGAGAAGACGATTATATTTTTATTTTTAATAAAAAGAAAAAGACTCCTCTTGGAATCCAATCAATCAATGCGACGCTACACGAAGCAGAAGTTGAACTTGGTATTCAGAAGAAATTAACAAGCCATATATTCAGACACAGCCATGTATCTCTTTTATCCGAAAGGAATATCCCTTTAAAAGCTATCATGGAACGAGTAGGCCACGGAGACGCGAAGACTACAATCTCTATTTACAACCATGTTACCAAAAAGAGCAAAGACGATATCTTATCCGCCTTAAACAATCTATAACTCTTTGCCCCTTCCTTGCCCCTTTTGATTTTATATAATGACAAAAAACAAGAAAAACCCTTGATATATCAAGGGTTTATATTTTATTCTACATCATTCCGCCCATCATGCTTGGATCCATGGCTGGTGCTGGACTAGCTGGCTCTGGTTGATTCGCTACTACTGCTTCGGTTGTCAAGATCAAGCTAGCAACAGAAGCCGCATTTTGCAAGGC